GTGACTTTCTCACCGGGGAACTGCGACTGCGCCAACAGCTGCGCCTCAAGCTGCGAGTTGGCGGTTATGACGCCGACATAGATGCGGTGGTACCCCTGGCAGCTGCAGGAGCCCTTCTGCACGAGCTTGACGATATTCCAGGTCACTTCGACGCCTTGAACGAGACAACGGCCGATGCTGGTACCTCGATAGACTCGCCGGTACGCGGGTTGCGCGCTGTGCGGGCATTGCGACGGGTCAGCTTGAACACGCCGAAGCCGTGTACGGCCACACGGCCCTCACCGTGGAGCACTTCAGTCCGAATCATGTCGAACAGGGCCGTTACGAGGGCGTTGGCCTGGGGCTTCGTGAGGCCGTCAAACTTCGCTGCAAGGTTGGATACGAGGGTGGATTTGGTAAACATGAGCGTTTTCTCCGTACCCAGCCGTGGCGAAAGTGCCTGCTGGGTGGGGTATCATACTTTGGCCTATATACCCATGCTAGCCTACGGGGTACTACTTCCCGTACAGTATCTTGTACACGCGGCCTACTTCCGCGTCGCTGAACTGCTCAGGGGATTGTGGCGGGCATGCGGTGTACCCGTGGAATGGGGCGAGGCCCCGCACCCATTTGTAGAACCCTTCTGAATTCAACGACCTGCGGATGGGGAGCATCTGTCCGCTCTCCGGGCCATGACATGCGAGGCATTTGGTGCCGCCGAACGCAGCTCTTGTCGCCTCGGTACGTTCGTGCCCCTCGCGGATAAACGTCGTTTGCGTCTTCACCTGGTTGAGGGTCATAGCCGCCCACGCGGCCAGCGCAAGCAACGCGATGACTGCGAGCTTCGGCATATCAGTCCTTGGCTATTGAGCGCACTCCCGTACGCACGATCGCCGTCTTCAACAGCTCCACGTCAGCCTTCACTATCCGCACATCATCGGCCAAGCTTTGTGTTTTGTCCGCAGACTTCTGCAACGCTTCGACAGCCCTTGTCAGGGCCTCTATCGCTAACTTCAGCTGGGACAGCCCATCTGACTCTCTATGGACAATTACCCATGCCAAGCCCGCGCTGATAAGTAGCGCCAGCCCGGTCATACCCAACTCAGATGCTGCTTTTGCGAAAGTTAGAAAGTCCATTTTGGCCTTGGGTCGTTGAGGTTACGCGATGCGGTGCCACGTGAGCGTGCTCTTGTGTGCGGTGTTGCTGAGGATTGTAAGTGCCCCGGTCGTGTCTCCGTTGCTGGCGCGGAGTTTGTACGTACCCGTGGTTGCAACTGTCAGCTGAAGCACTCGGGCAAGCCCTACAGCCGCAGTGCTGGACCCTGGACGAGCGGCTTGCGACCCCTGCACAACGGTGTTGGCGCTGTCTGTTACCACGATCTGCGCGATGGTCGGCACCGCCGTGCTGTTGCTATAGTCCGTCGCCACGGTATAGCTTATCTGCCATACCCCCGCTGTAAGGGTCATACTGGCCCCCGTTACGTCTACATACGCGGTACTGCTGCCTGCGAGCACCTGGTTTGCGAGGTTTATGAATCCGTACGCTGGTGCGAACAGTAGATCAAGCTTTGTCTCGTCCGCAGTTGTGAACGAGGCTGTGGTGTTTGTGAGTACCGTAGCGAGCGGTTGGAACGGGCCTCCGCTGCCAGCGGCAATGGCTGCGGCCATACCTGCGGGGGTGACCACTTTCAGTGTGGATGTTCCCGATACAGCCTCCGCGTTGGTGGCAATATCGGCGGATGTAACGAGGTTAAAAGCGGGCACGGTAGCTCCTCCAAGGCCCGCTGTGTAGCCGGGCGGTTGTACGTTTACGAATGCAGACTGCCCAAAGTTGGCCGTCATTGTGGATGCGAAGCCTGACGATCCCCCGCCGACCATGGCGAAGTACGTTGCTGCCGGAAGTGCCGCATTGGCGGTGTACCAGAGCGATCCGCGAACGAACCGCAGCACTCCGGAGTCCAGGTCGAGCGCTATACCGACAACACCAGACGACGGTGGTGTAAGTCCTCCGGAGGCGGCGCCGCCAATGACCTCAGTACCCGCTGCAATGCTGGAGCCCGCGTTGTTGCTGTAGTTTACGTTGGCGCTGTTGAGCGCGTAATACGCGTGTGACCCAGCGCCAAAGCCCGGGTATTTACTGAGGTCCGCAGCTGCGGTGCCAATACCGATCAGAACACTGGGGCTGTCGTACGTGACTTCCCAGTACCACTTTCCGCTTGATGCGCTCGCGATGCTCCGCGCCGACCCATTCAGGGTGCTCCCGGTGTACGTGCGGTTCCCGTTCGATAAGTTACCCGCCGAGTAGGTGTCCGCCGGGTTGAACGTCGTTATAGCCATTACGGTAGCACCCACCCGATGTGTACCCCGTTGAGGGACACCAGCTCGACCGTGTTCGCAGCCTTCAATTTCAGTGGCGTTATAGCCACTGCGTCGCTTGTACCCGCGTTGGTCTCAGCCTGTGTGGCGAGTTCTACCTTACCCGCGACTGTCTCGCTTGCCGCCGGGGTCGTCAGTGAGCTGACCGCAGCTGCGAGGCCGACTGGAGTGACTGCGCGTGTGGCGTCAACTCCGGCGATGGCCTCCGCGCTGGTCGCTAGCTCCACCTTCCCGGCCACCAGCGCTGTTGCTTGCGGTACAGCCGATGCAAGGCCCGCTGGAGTTACAGCCCGCACGTTGTCTAGTCCGAGCTGCGCCTCAACGAGTGTAGCCAGCTCTATCTTGCCCGCTACGGTGTCGGTAGCCTGTGGCACTGTTGGCGGGGTGGCTGCAATGGCTGCAGCCAAGCTCGACGGGGTTACGGCCCGTGTGGTGTCAACTCCGGCGATGGCTTCAGCGTTGGTCGCAAGTTCAACCTTCCCGGCAACTGTGTCCGTAGCCGCTGGGGCATACACCGCAAGCCCGAAGCTCAACCCGAGCGGGGTGACGGCCTTTGTTGCGTCCGTCATCATCATTACTTCGCTGTTCTGCGCCAGCTCGACAACGCCGGATACCGAGGTCGTAGCTTGCACGATGCCTACGCCACCCAGTCCTGCGGTGTTGTTGTTCGTGAATACAGGCGAAAGGTCGGTTTTTTGGAGGACGTTGAGCGGCATGGTACAGGCCCGGCAGGATAATTCGCACGAGGGTACACCAGCAAGCCTGTGCGTGTCAACGCCCAGAAACAGGAAAGCCGCCCCGAGGGGCGGCTTTCACACTACCCTACGCGGGTATCAGGGGGCAGGGAACGCCAGCGCCACAGCTGCGGCAGCGTTGCCACGGAAGCGGCCCATGAGGTCGTCGCAGCTGAAGCCCGACAGGGCCGAGGCCACGTCAGCGCACTTCAGGCTGGTCTCGCAGCAAGCTGCAGCCGCCAGGGCCTTCTCGTTTGCAGATACCGCCAGAACTTGTGCGGCTTGCGCGGCTTGTGCCGCCTGGGCGGCGTTAGCTTCTGCAGCTTCGGCTGCAGCAAGGGCGCTGTCGGCCTTGGAGTTGAGACTACCGATCTGCTCGGTGTGCAGGCCCAGGGTGGCATTGATAAGGCTGAGGTCAACCGTACCGCCGCCACCGCCTACTGGGCGGGCTTCGAGGGCTTCGACGCGGGTTTCAAGGTCAGCGAGTCGCTCATCTTGAGCTGCGTCGCGTCCTTCAGAAGCCAGTCGTACTGCTTCGAGGGCAGCAGGCAGGGCTTCCAGTACGTCAACGCGGCCATTGAGGCCGTTGAGACCGTTGCGCAGATCAGCGATAGCCTGCAGCAGGTGAGCGACGCCCTCAACCCCGGTCGTCGCGGGGTCGTCGAACGCCTCTTCCAGCAAGCGCAGCTTGTCTTTCAGGTCCGCAATATCCGTCGAGCCGACTTCGAGGGCTTCAGCGACAACACGCTCCGCCACTTGCGAGGAGATCGAGACGATCTCGGCGGGCAGCTGTTCAAACGCGCACTGGACCGCATGGGCCAGATTTGCCAAAGGCGTGGCACAGTTCTCGACAGGTGCCGAGGTGACCTGCGGCGAAGATGCCAGAGGGTCAGGCGTTACTTCCGAAGCGTCGAGAGGGTCTAAAGGGTCAGACATGGTGGTTTCCTTGGGTGAGAGTTGCAACTCCACTTTCGTGGCTCAGTCCGCTAGTGACTGTACGTCTCAGGCGGAGTATCTGTCAAGACAGATTTTGTGGCCAGCTTGCATCCGAGCTTCGTGAAATAGTCTTCAATCATCTCGGCCCGCAGGCGGGCGATATCAGCTTCGATGCGCGCAAGCCCTACCATCCACCCCATGACTTCCCCGCCGAGGGCTTCGACTGTGCACCCTACGGGGTCAGTCGCTTTGGTACGCTGGGTGTGTACGGCTAAGGCTTGCGCGCAATCGATAGTCATTGTTCGTAGGGTTTTGCGAGTCCTGAAGCCAGCATCATATCGGAAATCGACGCCGCGTCATCAAGCGATATCTCGGTGACGTACCGGCCATACTTGTCTTTGCGGACTACGTCGGCGTGAATCTTCAGTCCGGGTGGCAGAAGCTCTGCGAGTTTCGCTGTGGCCTCCGCATAGTTTGGCATCCCACGCTCCGGTGTGTTGATCCGCGCAAGGCGGAGAACGACCTTGTGGTATAGCTTGAACCCCAGGTCAACGGTTACCTGGGCGGTATCGCCATCGACAACCCGCTCCACAACAGCGCGATATTTATACGCATTTTTACTCATTTACTACACTTTCGGCGTGCCCTACGAGAGCCTGCGTCCAGTGTAGCGTGAGTTTTATGCTATTGCAAGGTTAGAGGTGCGGTATTTGCTGCCCGGCCAGCATGATCTGCCCGGTAGCCCCATACGCACCGCCTGTAGTGTTGGCGGCGCTGTATCCATACATGAACAGCGATATACCGCTCTGCCCCCCTTGTACGGTGTTCGTGCAGTCCACGTACGCCTGCACGGGGATTACGTTGTTGGCCGCATGGCGGGTCACGACATTTATCCATCCGGGGGTCTGGGCTTGTAGGCCTGGTAGGAAGCCTATCAGCGTCCCGTCGGGTATGGCCGCCGTTGCTGTGAACGCCCCCCGCAGCTCGATGGTACCCCGCGCCTGAGCCTGGCCAGCCACGTACCGGTATGCGGCTCCGTTGAGCGACAGCCCTGTTACAGCTGTCCCCATAACCGTGCCGCCGGGTGGGGTGCCCCCAGGTATCACCACTGCGCGCCATTCTCCGTTGGTAGTGTCGAAGTACGACCCATGCGACTGGTCCCCGTTGGTCGGTGTGCCACCCGCAGTTGTGACGCCGGGAGAGATGTACGCCCCGTCCGCCATCAACACCCGCGTCTTGTCGAGTCCGGTACCCGTAATGCCGCCAGGCGCGGCGAACTGCGCCACCGTGATGGCGTTCGGCGGGACGTACCGTGCGTCGCCGTAATTCACCACTACCCAGCCGGCCGCTGGCGCTGTGGTGCCCAGCAACGATCCTTGGGGCGGAATGTACAGAAGCGTCTCCCATGGCGCCAGCGGGATGTACTTGTTGACCCCGATGGTCTGTACCACGCGGGTGCGCGTACCCGCCGCGTCCAACATGGGTATCGCCGTCCCCGTTACCGGTATGTTGAGCCATAGGTATCCTGCGCTGGTGGAGCCGGCCCCGCCATACGTACCGTTCATGCCCCACATCATTGTGTTGTCCGGCCAGCCTACGAGTACGCCGCTGGCGGACCCTGCGGTACCCAACCCGTTAGCGGCGGTACCTGTGAAAAACGCGGCTCCGGTGAAGCGGCAGTTGTACTTCCCGCTGGAAGTTACCCGTTTTTGTAGCGTGTCCTGCATTGCCGAGTAGTCGCCCCGGTACAGGGCCTGCCCGCGCTGCAGATACTCCCCGTTCCATAGCGTGAATCCATATCGGCCAGCAGTGGTAGAGCCAACGTTCAGCGCTGCAACGAGAATCCAGTGCGCCGGTACTGGAGACCCTGTGTTCTCGAAACGGGCGCGGTACCATGTGCCTGTGCTGGTGCCGACCTGGTTTGGAGCGAAGTACAGCTGATCGTACGTGAGCAAATCGCACACGATAGGTGTAGCGGGCAGCGCGTTTTCACCCGCAGTTGCCGCCCCCATGAGGTTGAGCCGGTCTGCGGCGGTGGCCGCCCGCCATGTGATGTTCGCGGCGCCGTTCCATCCGTAGATGACAGTACCCGCTGCGGCGGGGGTTATGTCGATTTGGTTGGCACTGGACACCTGCTGGACCGCAGCGCCAACACCCTGGGCGCCTATGGCTCGTAGCGTGCCGCTAAAACCGAACGTGCCAGCCGCTGCGCCCCATGGGGAAAACACGTAGCCTGCGAGCCCGAGCACCTGACTCTGGCGCCGGTACACCTCTGACTGTATGGGCTGGTTGTACCCGTACTGCCCGCCGAGCTGCAGCTTTCCGCCATCACCGATATGGAACGTGTTGCTTGAGGCGTCCCGCGAAGCGACCAGAACCCATCCGTCGTCCAGCGTGGCGTCTATAGCAGAAGCCGCAGTGACGGGCTGTATGCGAAAATTGGTAGCCCCAGACGCGCTGGTAGTGCCATCCGCTACGCGATACCACAATGCTTCTGATGCGTTGAGCAGAATGCCGCCCGTGGCCGCTTCCTGCGTTGCCCGTGTGCTGGCCACAACCGATCGGGTCGTCGCTCCGACAACCGTTATTGCTGTGCCGTCGGCCGGCATGCTTATATCGTGGAACCCCGACGCTTCGCGCTGGGCGTTGACCCCGAGGCTCGTGACGATAAACCGATTTGTCCATCGTACCTCGCCGCTCTGCGACACCATAACCCGACCGTCGAGCTGTAACAGCCCCTCGTACCCGACGCGGCCCGCCCCGACTGAGGACTTGTCTGCGATGGTCACAATATTGGCGGTGCCCAGGGCTGTGAAGTCCGTGTTGGTCACCGTCCACCCGACGTAGTTCGAGTTCGGCTCAGACTGGCCGCCCGCAAAGCATGACACATCATATCGCGTGAAGTTCTCTGCGGTAGGCCATGTGACTTCGAGTGCGAGGAACCCGCCGTTATACCCTGCCCGGATGCGCAGCGGTTTGTACGCCCCGTTGGAAGTCCACCCGGTGTTCAAGATGGCATTGGGTGGTGTGGTGTTGACGTGCATCGACGCAGTAACGTCGATCGGCGCCGACTGGCCATACACGTAGCCTCGGATGTTGATCGTCGGCATTGTGGCGGACGCGGCTGGTATCTGGGTCTGGATGACCTGCGTAGCGAACGTTCCGTTGCCGTAATACTGCACAAGCGCATGATGTGTCGAAGCCGCTCCTACCAGCCCGGACGCCCCGATGTTCATCGGCCCTGCATGAATGATGCCTTCGGTTGTGTCGTTTGCGCCATCCGGGACGCTGCCCGTAGCGTCTCTCCAGAAGTCGTTTGCCGCCTGCGCGGCGTCGGCTTTCCATGCTGCACCCGCCCAGCCGAATGTCGCCTGGTTGCCAGGTGCCACCGTCACGCCACCGATAGTAAAGCTGTTGACCGCCCCCGTGTTCTGGATGGTCGTCTGGCGACCAGCTACGACACTCGTTGGCGTCGGGAGGGTGAATGCGAGTCCTGCAGCTGATGCACTCACACCAAGGCATGCGGCCAGATCGACCGTAGCCGCAGGTGTTCCGATAGGGCCGGAGGCGGCCAGCGCCGCGAGGTCTACGCGGTTCAGTATGAGGGTTCCGTTGACTTCAATGCTCATGGGGGCTACCTGTCAGGCGTCGATGGATATGCGGGCCGACGCTACGGCTACCGCGACATTGATAGTCACCGAGGCTGTGCTCTCTGCGGTGACCTGGTGGGTCACGATAGCGCCCGTGGTGTTGTTGAGCACGGTGACCGTCACGGGCGAGAACCCGAGGTTGTGGGTGACGACGTTGGCCCCGGCTGCGAGCGCCTGAACCACACGGAACACATCGTTTTGCTGGACATTTATGCCAGCCATCCCGCCAGAAACTGACATACGTTCTCCTATGAGCTAACAGATGGAGCCTGGCGCCAGGCTCCATGAATCAGCCGGCTATTTATGCCGAGATGAAATTCGCGTACGCTACACCCGCCACAGCAGCGGTAGCCGCCGTCAGCGTGGACGCTTCAGCGGTCGCAGCGCCAGACACCACGGCGATGACAGACAGCGAGTCGATGGCATCTACTGCTCCGACAACGTTGTCATTGCCATGTGCAGAAAAATCGATCGTGTACGTCGCACCTGCCGGGACGAGGAACGTGCGGGTAGCGGCTGCACCTGCGGCAACGATGCCAGCGCTGAACGTTACCGTCGCGCGGAGCAGGTTGTTGGTGTAGTTGAACAGCGTGACGGCCTGCACAGCTACCGTGGGGTTCACGGTCTGTGCGACGCCTGCGCCGGCGGGGATGCCGATGACGTAGCTCTGGATTTCCTTCGCTAAGTCTGGGCCGAGTGGGGCGGAAAAGCTGCCTGATGTTACTGACATTTAATTACTCCTTGCAAGGGTGGAAACGGTTGAGCCTATTCCCCAATTTACGGTGCCGGTGCGTAGCCCAGCAGCGTCGCGCTGTAGTCGTACACCGGTATTGTGAACGATATGCTCTGTGCCGTGCCCGGAGTATCGCGCAACAAGCTGAGGAAGCTTCCATCGACGTTGTTGATAACCGCGTACCCGTTGGCGTTGAACAGTGACCGGAACGCGGCTCCGCTGTCCACAATGCGCCAGATCGGTGCGCCGCCGCTGTCAAGTACCTGCGACCCGACCGCCAGAACCAACGGTAGCGCGGGTGCGGTGGTTCCCAGGTACGTTGCGGTGATACGCTGCTGGCCTCCAGAGCCCGCAACCATTGTGAGAAGCGATGCATCCAGTGAATCCCACGTAGCCTCGGGGCCGCCGTCAACCAGCGACCAGCTCCAGGTCTCTCCGGTCTGCATGGCCACACCTGAGCCGCTGTCCCCCGTCACAGAGCCCGTACCCGCCACCTGCTTTATGGTGAGCGACAAGAGCCGGGCGGCGCTTGTGGTGGTGATAATATCACCGACTGTGAGTGTGTCGGTGTTGGTCTGCAGGTAGATTCGCACCTGCTGGACATACTGGCACGTCACTCCTACGCAGCTGCCGGAGCTTATGCCGTAGGTCGTGGCCGTAGAGGTAACATCCGTACCGTCAAACAACGAGATTTTATTCAGGGATATCACGTCAGACGACGAGCGCGTATAGTGCGCCAGCGCTTCAACGCATACACCGCTACCGCCAGACACCGGTTCACAGTAGTGAACCAGCTGCTCGAATTTGTGAGCCGATGAATCGCACGTCCCGAGCGTCTGTCCGACCCCCAGTGTGAGCGGGCGCGACATGACCCCGTTGTTGTCAATACCGACCAGAGTGTACGTTGGGGCCGTGGCCCCTGTTTCGTCGTAGTTGACCTCAGTATAGGCTGACCCCACAACCAGGCCCGCAGAGTCGAATACGCAGAGCTTGTTCACGATCTCCACGTCGGTAGCCTCGCCGCAAGCTTTGGTTCCAGCAGGTGGTGCGCCCAAGGTGAACACGCCACTCAGCAGGTTCAGCCATCCGTGGATGGCCACGGGTGCCCCGGTGGGGCTCTGGCAGCCGCCGGATGAACAGTCCACTGCTTCGACGGTGTACACCACGACAGGGTCGCCTGACGCCAAGCACAGCTGGGAGCCTGTCATCACGCGGTTAGTGGAGATGGAAGGGCTGGAGGCCGACGAAGTGCCGCACGAGATGACTTCAGTGAACTCGTCGCAGGGTACGATGACTCCAGGCTGCCCCGATATCGGGTTGCCCGCCATGTCTGCCCAGCTTGAACTGGTGATCTGCCCGCTGGAGTTGATTACGTCGATCCGCTGGACTTTGCCAGGGCACCCGGTGAAGGTCTCCCGGTAGCACAGCGTGATAGACCGCACACCGGCGGGGTTGAATGCGGGTACGACAGGGCAATCGCTCATTATGATTCCTTACGGGCGCCAGCAGCCTCCATGAGCCTGATGCACAAGGCACGCTGCTCATCGGACTTGAATGAAAAGAGTTCCGGCTTGTTGACAAACAGACGCCGTTTATCCGCGACACACCCATGCAGGTCGTACAGGACACGCAGGCGCCCTGCGTCGAAGTGGCATAACACTGACCCCTGCTGAAACAGCGCGACAACGCCCTGCCCCATGGTGAGGTCGTACACCATGTCGCCGATCACAAGCCGCTGCTTATCGAGAACGAACGACGACGGGACGGGTCCCATTTGAATGTCGTCGGCTACAGTGTTGAGGGCGTTGAATGCGGACATGCCGCGAATCTATACGACTCGCGGTAGCCTGTCAAGCCTCTATACCTTTACTGTCTGCCCCCCGAAGCCTGGCGCCTGCGCCGTGTCGCCGATACCTTGCTGGGCTATAGCCTGCACCTGCGAATCCGGGAAGTACCGGTCGATATCGGGGATGCTGTCCGCGAATGCCGCCCGCACCATATCCTTGAGCATGTCCGGTGGGAGCATGCCGGTCTGCGCAATCTGTAGCGCCTGCAGCAAGCTCTCGTTGGCAGCCGCTGCGCTGGCTTCTTTCTGGATGAACCCACTGGTGCCGCGCGCGATGACGTTGGCGTCAGCCTTGAGGCTGCTGTCCTTGCTGTTGGCCTGAATGTACCAGTACACCCGGCGCACGATCTGCTCGATGGCTCTGTCCAGGTTGTACAGGGGCAGCTTGATATTCTTCGACGCAGAGCTGACAGCCAGCGCCAGACCACGGAACGACCGGCCCAGCGACTGCCCCGACGAGCTGAAGTCACCCCCAGCGATAGCCGGGATGCCTGATGCGGAGTCCAGCAGGGTCATGAACACCTGCATGGCGTTGAGGAACGCCGCTGTCTGGTTCGGTATGCTGGTGAAATAGTGCGCCGGCCGCCCGCCGCCTGAGTGATCCGGCGCAACGGGTACCACGGTGCCCACCATGAGGCGCCCCAAGTCCTCTTTCGGCAAGAACTCAGCGATGCGCTGGTAGTCAACCTCGCCAACAGGGAGGGCAGACGCTGCTGCGTTGCGCAGCCCGGCGTATAGGAACGCCCGTGCCACCTTAGCCACCTTTTTACAGCGCTGAACGACCCCGATGCCATACACGGTGTCTGGCAACTCCTCAAAACACGCGACGCTGTACGGCCGTGTGACTGGACTGTTGTGCTGGGCCAGCCGCAAGTGGATGATGCGGTGGTTCACCATGAGGATTATGGCCTCGTGGAAGTCCCAGTCGTCGAACTGGGTGAATCCAAAGCGCTTCAGCTCCCGCCCGGACACTGCACCGTGGAACTCCAGCACACCTACGGGCGTCGCATCGCTTGTCAGGGGTTGTGGGGTGCGCTCCGGGTGCTGCGAGAGCCAGTCGTAGTCCGACATGAGTCCTTCCATAGCCTCCAGCAGCTCCTCACGGAACACGCCGGGTATGCGCAGCAGCTGGGCACGGGTCAGCCAGCGCCTCTCGATCAGGTACGCCGCCGTCTCGATGTTGCGAGCGTTCGGAGACCACAGAATATCGCGGGGGTTGACCCTCTCGAAGCCCATTGTGAGCTTCTCCCGCATGGTGAACGTATCCCCAGACCAGCCCGGTACGCGCTCAACGCTCCACACGGGGGCTTTCAGGCACGCGAACGGGTACACAACGAAGTCCCGGATGAACTCCGATGCTGTTGACCGGAAGTCAGCCTCCACGAGTCGGTCGCGTATCTCGGTTTCGCACCGCTTGACGGCCTTTTTGATCTCGGAGAACTCCGTTGCGGTGGTCTCAGCCTTGATTTTTTCGGCCAAAGTCTTGAGATCACCGTCAAAACCGGCGGCCATAAGCTGATTTTTGAGCCGCGCAAGCACTTTTTGCTCTATAACCTCCGGCGCCGTCGGGTTCGGCGTGGGTTCCAGCAGCGGAGCCTCAAGCGACTGGTACACCAGGTCTGTTATCCACGCCTGGGCACTGCGAACACGCGTCGCCTCGAAGTCCAGGGCGACGTGGGCCAGCTCGTCAGCCACTTCCTGCTCGCCGCATGTGAGGATTCCCTCTGCTGAGTCACTGCACCACTCAATTACCTCGCGCAGCGACTCCCCGCCGATGGTGGCAGTGGAGCGGTACAGCACGGCGTTGAGCCACGACGACCACACGAGCCCCGTCAGCGAGTCTTCCTGCTTCTCGGTCAGGGGCTCGCCCCGGTCGTCGGTGTCATTTGCGGTCATATGATCCTCATGCGGGGTAACTGAATGTCTTTACTCGGCGCGAGTCTATCACTGCCACCTTTTACGAGCAAACACGCGTACTGCAAGCTGTCCTGCGTGTGGCTGGAGGCGTTCTTGTCCGGGGTCGTCTTGAACACCCCCGACTGCCCCTTTATCGGGCTGTAGCGGTACCCGCCCCGCAGCCCTTCAAGCGTGTGCGCGCAGTGCCCTGCAATCTTGAACCGCCCCCTGCGGCCTAGGAAGTGAGCTACCGCCTGGATGCGTGTCGTGGGGTTGTTCGTGCTGGCCAGCACCGCATTGAGTCCTGCCCGCTGGATTACCTGCAGGGCTGTCACCCGGTCGAGGCTGGACTGCGGGTTCGATGGGTCGAGCACGCAGGTGATGCGGTTCGTCGGGTACCTCTGCTGCAGCGTGGGCAACAGCATATCCTGCACGAACTCGTTGAACGGCGTGTCCGGCTCGAACACCTCGTCGAGCACCCACAGGGTCGCGTCGTCGTACATACACACCACAGCCGCCGGGTTCAGCCCCGACGTATCTATGCCCACCACCAGGGGCTTGTACGCCCAGTCAGCCTGGCTGAGCTGGTAGCGCACGATGCTGTCGTCCTCGTCGAACATGGGGTACACCGGCTTGCCTGCGATGTTCTTGCTGGGCTTGCCCAGTATGGACGAGTCGATAGTCGAGCGATCCGCGTCCGCCAGCATACGGAACCAATATATAGCGCCGCCGTTGTGGATGGAGGGCAGCGGGCTGTCCGGGTTGACGATGTAGCGGTAGCCGTTCTTCACGAGCCCGGCGTCCTTGTCGCCCTCGTAGCGGTCCTCGGGTATCTCCATGATTGCGGGTATCTGGCGGAACATCGCCCAGTCCGGCGGCGGTACGTCGAACAGCTTTACCATGGGGTGTACAGTGTTGGGCGGGTTCGTATCCGCAATCACGAACGCCCTGTAGATGGACTTGCCAGCCTTGTCCGCGGACTTCTGCACCTTGTCGCTGAACATATGCTTGGGCGGGTAGCGCCCTGCGGACTCGATGACCTTCGTAACAATGGTCGTATCCGCAAAGTCATGTGCAATCTCGTTGATATACGCCCCGGTGTACTCCGTTGACCGCAGCTTGTCGTACGTCAGGGAGTCAAGAGCGAGCCACAGCCACTCAGAGTCCAGCCGGGTACCATCGGGCAGCGGCATGCGCAGGAACGACCGCCAGGGCTCGCGCCCCACGGCGATCTCCACGTCGCTGAACCCCTCCAGGCCCGCGAACATAACCCGGTGTGTGGCCAGGGCCGAGGTCTCCAGTGCCCGGTACGAGTTGCGTATCACGACGTAGCGGCTGCGCCGCACACCGTCTTCGCATGCCGGCATCTCCAGGGCCTGACGGAACAGCTCTGCCTGGCACGAATGCGACTTGCCGCTCCCGCGCGGCCCCATGACGATACGGACGAACGCGTCGCTTGCATGGAACTTCTCCAGCACCGGGTCTACGCAGCGGTATGTGAATCCTTTGCTCAATCTATGTGCTCCCATATGCGTGCTCCAGCGGGGCTACGCACTCCATGTGCCTGCGCTAGCGCCGCCAGACGAGGGTACACGCCATCTGTAGTGTCTGTATTGTCTGCGTATACGTCGCACGCGAGGCGCGCTATACGGGTTGCAGGGTCGTCATGCCGGCTCTTGTCTATGTACTCGAACCGGGTGGACTCGCCTATAAATCGGCAAACGGCTCTAGCGTCGTAGGTAACGTCCCGGCGACCCATGCCGGGTACTGCCCTGGCGGCTGCAGCTATTGAGGGGTAGGTTGCCCCGGTCTGGTGATCCCGTATCCCCTTTGGGGCGGTGTTTACTGCATGTGCAGTGGTAAACCGAAACCGGTGCCCGTGCGTTTGAAACTTTCTACCGGTGCACACCCGCGACACTTCCTCTTTAGCTACCCCAAACGCCGCAGCCGCAGCGGCAATACTCTCGAACGCTGCCCCTGTCCCGACGTGCTGCACAGGGCGCCGGCTACGAGCGATGCTGGCGGCCACGCGGTTGGTTTTACGCCGGACTTTGCCGTCCGCAGTCGTCATCGTCCTGCCTCCAGTACGATCGTCGGCGCTGTTGGTGCCGGGGTTGTCGTGAACGTCAAGTTGATCTGGGGTGCTACGACTGCCGCAGAGGTGGCGGAATCCTGCGACGAGGTAAGCCCGAAGCGTGACCGCTTGGTAGCCGCAGTTACAAGGGTCTTGCGCAGCGCCAGGGCTTTATCCATGAAGGCCATCTGGGACGCGCGGAACGCGCTGAGGTCTTTGGACGAGGACTCCATGGTAGCCTTGGCAACTGCATCCTCAATATCTACAAGCAGGCGCGTCGTGTGTACCTCAAACCCCATGTCCAGGGACGCCTGATACGCCTCGTCGAACCCGTCGATATACAGGCCGCACACGCGGGTGAACCGCAGCATCTCCGTTGGGGTGATACCCAGGGTGGTCGCTATCTCATTCGGCAGGTCCCCGTCGGCCATGGCGTCCAGGATCGTGTCCGCAAGGCGGCGGGCGGGTACCTCGTGCCCGATGAAGTCCCGGCAAAAATCCGCAAGGCTGGCCGCAGTCAGCAGGTTCTGTATCCGCCAGTGCTTGTATGCCGTGTGAACGAGGGTGGGGTCCGCCATGTTGACGGCTACCGCAGTCTCCTGGTCTCGTCCTACGAGGCTATCCCCATGCTCGTGCACCAGCTCTGCAAGCATCCGGCTTTTTGACTTCAGGTTCGCATCGACTATGCCGGCCAGGGCAGACTTGCGTGCCTGCTGCTCCCACGTCCGCAGGTACTGCGCATGAGCGTCGAAGAACGCATACAGGTGGTCTGGGGTAACCACAGCTGCACGGGCAACGGCGGTATTCTGGGAATCGGCCAGGAGGTGTTTTGGTATTACGAGCGCCATGGTAGGAAAGGGTGAGCTTCGCGGAGCCTAGCAAAATTTTGGGCATTTGTAAAGCCGGCCCCCCCTGCGCGGTACTGGGTGCCCATACCCCCGGGGGTACTCAACGGCACTGAAACTCCGCCAGCACCGCCAGCTCAACTGCACCAGCTCAACTGCACCGCAACTGCACCAGCTCAACTGCCCCGGGGGTGCCGTAAATACCGCCAGCTCAACTGCCCCAGGGTGTCATAAATACTGCCAGCTCGACTGCCCCGCAACTCCACCAGCTCAGCTGCACCGCAACTCCGTTAGCTCAGCTGCACCAAGGTGCCATAAATACCGCTGGGGTTGTGAGGAGGGGTATATCTTTACACACGCGCCCCCGCGCCGCCCTTGTGTTCCCATACCCCTACCCATCCCTGGGTGAGCGGGTGAGCGGGTGAGCGGGTGAGCGGGTGAGCGGGTGAGCAGGTGAGCAGGTGAGCAGGTGAGCAGGTGCGCGGGTGTGCTGTACTGACCATGTAATGCGCGCATGTCACATATAGGCACGACGTTTAGGGGTAACCGTTACCCCGGACAGTTGACAACATGTGGCAAACGGGGTACATTAATGACACGTCGATGCCGGTCCGACGATTTTTGACCGGTACATTGGAGTAAATGACATGAGCAAGACCAACAAAACTACCAAACTCGCAACCGTAACGGAGGGGTTTTTCTTCTCCAATGGGGAAGAAATGTTCTGGGGGAGTAACCTTCGGGAAGAGCTGGGCGGGGTGTGTATTGGGGTGATGACAAGTCGCGGGCTGGTATCAGTCCGCAACGACTTTACGGCAGTGATCCCGGGAGACCGGGTGGTGTTGCGCAAGGGCGCAGGAAAGAGCTGGGGCGCCTCGCCATGGGTAATGACTGGGCGGGCCTGACCCTGTAACGTACACCCTACCGGGGTGTACACCTGTTGCACGTATTAGTAGGGGCAACAGGTGTGCGCGTCGCACAAGCGAAGCAGGCCCGCTATTGGCCCGTATTGGAGTAAATGAGATGAAAGCTATCAACAAAACCACCGCCGCCAAATTTGTGAGCGAACTGGCCGGGGCGGTCAAATCAATGGAAGCGTCAGCGGGCCATTGTATTGAACTGTCGAAAATGATCACGGCCCAATATGGGAAAGACAAGCCCGAGAAACTTGGGCCGCTTGTCGTTATGGTTGACTTCGGGTGCCTGTCGGAAGGCACAAAGAAGGCGGACTTGTCGAAAGAGGAGTCAAAAGCAATGGCACGTGTAAGGTATGCGCTGGAGTTAGCATATCCGGCGGCTTATAGCCGGGTAAAGAATCAAGCGGGTAAGAGGGCAACTGCGAAGACGGCGGCAAAGAATGAAACCGCGTCAGCACCGCCCACCCTGACGCAAGGGACCGCTGCAACAATCGACGCATGGCGCAGCTTCATGGTCCTGATGAACGCTAATCAGATAGCGAGTGAGCTGAAACGGCTACCGGTGAGCGTTATCAACGCCATACGGGAACAACTGCAGCCAGCGGCCAAGCCAGCGGCCACCAAGCCAGCGGCCACCAAGCCAGCGGCCAAGGCACCGGCCAAGCCAGCGGCCAAGCCAGCGGCCACCAAGCCAGCGGCCAAGCCAGCGGCCAAGGCACCGGCCAAGTAACCCGCGCACACCCCGGCTAGATAGCCGGGTTTCGTTTCCCTGTATAGCCCGCTGGCGAAATGCTAGCGGGCTTTTTGCGTTTGCGGTGCCATGCGGTGCCATGCGGTGCCATGCGGTGCCATGCGGTGCCATGCGGTGCCATGCGGTGCCATGCGGTGCCATGCGGTGCCATGCGGTGCCATGCGACGACTACGCAACCCCGGGGGTAACCGTTACCCCCAACACCCTACCGCAAGCAAAACCTGCACCGGGGTAACGGTTACCCCCGAAGCGGAACTGGTCACGAATCCGAAGCCAATGCGGCAAGGCACACGGCACACCCCGCAACCCATACCCCGCAACGATTCGTTGCTATCATTTCAGGAGTTTGTGACGCCGTTTGGCTCTGCCCCGCCCCTATCTGATACGCCAGGGCGGAACTAGCTCGGCACCGCGCTCCGATGCGCAAACCGTTACCCCGCATAGGTTCGTTGCTACAATTTCGATAGCAGGCCGCAGTCGGGCCGCAGCAGTTGTGGCGTTGTAACGATGTGGCAGTAATAAAAGTCTCTATATATATTCTTCATGAGTAAAAAGTAAAAATATATGAAGGTATTGTTTTTGTCATTTTCTGTTTCTCTCAGACTTTGACTCTCACTGCAGTTTTTGCGCGACACATTGGCTACAACGTTACGCAATCCACCGCAATCGCAAAAACCCCTTGCAGATCAACGACTTACCGTTTGGTGGCTCCCAGCGAAACTGTATCTGCCACCGCGCCACACGTGACACAAACCCCAGAATTTGACTACACGCCGCCGTGACACACGCCAACCATATCGCTAATGCTATGAACAATCGCTATGGGCCGCCCCGTTTCTAGCCCCGCTCCAGCCCCACATATCGTAGTATCCGTAACGCATTTATCCCGCTATTTCGAATACCTCTATGCGCATTTACTACACCATTCCTTCTAGCAACCCGCATGCGTAGCCCACTATTTCGTATAGTTATGCGCTCGTTTATCCCGCGCCGCTGGGGTACCACTCCACCTGTTGACAAATCTCCGGGCTGCGCTAGAATCCGGCGTGTAGTAATTCCGCTACGCTTCCTCCAAGATGGGTCCCAATGATTGACAGACCTCCCGACACCGCGCCACACAGCCCTCCGCAATACGTGCTCCATGCGTCCTTCTATGACCTGATGGTCAACCGTATCGCGCCAGCCTTCGAACGTCTGCGGAAGCAGGTCGCCCGCCACGGCGACGAAATCGCGGAGCTGCACGACCGGCTCGACTTCCTACCTGATGTAAACAGCGACCTTCCAGATCGCGCCGATGCCCACGACACGCGTATTGCTGACCTGCAAGACCAGATCGATAGCCTGCAGGATCAGATACAGGAGCTACTACGCCGCACCCCGAAGCGGGGGTAACCGTTACCCCCAACCAACCAACCAACCAAGACCCTCACCATGAACGACGAACTCACCGCCGCCGCCCTTCGAAACCTCGCCCTCTGGATGCAGCACCACGACCAGCAGATGCAGGAGCTACTGCGCCGTATCCCGGAAGC